TATGATTACCTCTTTGTTTCCCCAATCTATATCCTTTCGGTCCAGTCGCACCACCTCTCCTATTCTGGCTGCGGTACTGTATAAAAACGCCATAATCGCTATATCTCTCTGGCATCCGGCATTACAGCGTAGATGCTCCATTTCAGCTTGTGAGAATGGTTTCTTGATCATTCTTGGTACCTTGATTTTCTTGAGTCTTCGCATGGGATTTCGGGATATGTATCCTTCATCACTGATCCATGCAAAGAAACTGCTTAGATACCTTCTGATTGTATCCATGTAGCTCATGGAGATCTTGCGCTGTTCCTGATACATGGCCAGATAATAGCGGATGTCATTTGTTGTGATGTCCTGTAGTCTCTTATTCAGAGATGTAACCAACTTGGTTACACAATCCTTATAACGTTCTAATGTTCCTATGCTGCAGTTTTCTATTCGTTTACTGGCAATAAACGTTCGGAGAATTTTTTCCCAATGACTCTCTGATGTGACCAGCTGAGTACATTCCTGCTGCACTTCAATTCCATGAAATTCTATCGCCATTACATTCTCTAATTTCTGTAATTGCTCATTTGACAGAATTTCCTGCATTTGTTCCAGTATTCTATTCTGGATCTGTTCTATATTTGTCAAAATAATGCACCTCCTACAGGACAATTCTGCCATATAAGAGGTACCTTTACAATTTGTTCATCCCTAAATTAAATGGGAAGACTATAATTTTTTTATTTCTATATCGAATCGAGCATATGAAAAAACAACACCTCTGCCCCAATTCCCGATTTTTATGGTTATGCTATTACCTGTCGGGTCACCTGTAACTGATACATTTCCATTATTTATTATCTCTGTGCGTTTTACTTTGTTATCCGACACACCGTAAATAAACGCCCCAAATTGATTGCTTTCGCTTCCAGCAAGCATTACAAATAAGCCTAATTCTCTCACTGAAATATCAGGTGAATGTATTACTACTGCATCGTATGCAGCTCCATAATTTGTAATACCCTTGCTGTAAATCGTCCCAGCCTTACTATTTAATTGGTTTAAAGCCTGCAAAAGTGTCAGATTTCCCTGATCCAGAGCGAATGTCTGGGAGGTCAGATTTTGTAATATCTGTTTTGAGAGGTTTTCTAATGTGATGATCCCACCTTCGTTGGTGTCTGGATCGGTGAAGATGAGTTTCTTTCCAGTTGGGATGGTTGTTACTTCCGGGAGGGTGTTGGCTGCTACGCTTTCTTCTGGTAATGACATAGTGTTTCCTTTCTGGCATGTGCCTTATGCATCTGTGCTGAAGCAGAGAGCTTTTCCACTCAGAGTTAGAGCTCCGATGCTTACTGTTAATAGTTGCTGTTTATAGGTTTCGAATCGTCCGACTACAACACCGCCAAATATGTAATTTTCATTATTTACGGTGATCGTATAGCCATATCCCAGGAAGGTTTCGCCGCTTTCTGTCTTTCTGGTCCAGCTATACCAGGTGGAAGGGTATTCTTTTGTTACTTCTCTGCCGTCTTTGTATACCACTGCTGTTAATGTTGTGGTCCCATCTCCGTTATCATGGTATCTGGCATTATAGATCAGGGAATTGTTTGTCAGGCCATGAAGGTCTGTCGTTACTTCTGACAGGTTTGCTTTGATGCCATCTATTCCTGTTTGGATATCTGCCACCTTATTATTGGTGGTTGTTATTGCCTCTTTTGCTTCATCTGCAGTATCCTGGGCTTTTTTGATATCTTCTGCCAATCCCTCTGCATCTGCAATGATTGCTACTGTCTGGGTGTCAAGCATCTGCACTCCTGTCGTATCATAAAGAGTACAGCGAATCAGATTTACATCAGGTCCTGTCGGTGTGTATATTTTCAGTGTTTCTGTTCCAGAAGAACCATAGGTAATGTTATAGGTTTTTCCGGAATCTTTGGATTCTTCTATCTGGAAAATCCCTGCATAGCTGCTTATCAGACCATTGTCATTTTTATATGCTGAGAAAGTCACACTGGATGGCAAAAGTGTTTTTCCATCCTTTTGTTTTCTCAGAACCAATGTGCTGGTCTGAATATTATAAGAAATACCGATCTTTCCATCTTTTGACTTGCTGATAGAAAAACGTTTTTTGATCCAGACACCATTATTTTTTATCGTCAGGATCTTTCCGCCAATCACTAATATTTCATCACCGAGCTGCAGGGCTTTTGATTCCAGGCCGTATTGTGCTTCGATATCTACATAACCGCTGTCAGTGGTCATGTCTGTTACCTGATAGGTCCGGGTTCTGGCATTCCAGGTACCCGTGATTCCTTCTGAAACTGTTACCCTCATTGCGTCAATATGGTCTGAAACGTCTGTATCTCCCAGATATACTTTCATGGTTGTATGGCAGGTGCTATAATCCCCGCCGGTTCCATCCGGATTCGTATGAACTACATGCGCATCATTATCAAGTAATGCTCCGATCGCATCCAGTGTACTGATCCCGGATAATGTATCCAGTGCTTTTCTGGCTGTATCTGCCGCAGCGTCTGCAGTATCGCTGGCAGCCTTTGCAGTGCCGGTGGCACTATTGGCAGTTTCCTGCACGGTAGTAATATTTTTGCTGATCTGAGAGTATGCCTGGTTCAGATTCTGTCCGGAATCATCAAACCAGATCCGGCTACTCTTGATCACCTGGGCACTGTTATTGATCTCCTTAAACAAGCTGTCAATGTCCAGCTTGGAAGCTGCGATATTCGCATTGTCTGAAACCATGCTGTCTACTACAACGCCATCTGCGATTGCGCCTTTTTGAACGCCGGCTGCATCAATCAAAATCCCTTTTCCAGTCTCATCGAACAGTGCAAAAGCAAAGTTCCCGGATGCATCTTTTCCTGCCTGCAGTCTCACCACGCCGTTGGCATCCTTCCACTGCTGGGTGGCTCCCTGTATCTGGATCCCGCCATCATCTGAGACGATCGTAAATTTATCCGTAGAAATAGTTCCCGCCAAAAGATCGGATATCGTGACCGTCTGCATTACTGCATTCCGGATCAGTGCCGAATCGATCACCGCATTCTGAGAAGTCAGGTGAATATTCTGTAGATCCCCCACTCCAGCATTTCCGGAAAGAAGTGTCTTGATATTGGCATAGTTGCCA